AACATATTGTCCTGCCTCACCTAAAAGAGAATCATCTAAGTATTCTTCTAAAGTCATTTTACCCACCACATGAAATACACCTGCACAGTATAAACATTGTGCGGCTTCTGTCAATGCAGTATTTTCTGCACCACCTCCAGAACCTTTTCCACCACCGAATATTTTTGATTTGAGAATATCAGATAATTTGATTTCATCACCTTTTGATGTTTTGAAAGCAGGTTTATAAGACCTTCCGTCTTTGAATGCTGAATTAAAATCGCCACTAAGATATGCAGCTCTAATGTCTGGTGATAACCAGTCTATGGATACAGTGCCTTTGGATGTTTCGATTTTGGTTTGTTTATCAATAACGTCAGCAATAATAGATGCTCGTTGTACTCCACCTCTTACTTTAGAGATTTCTTCAATGTCTAAACCTTTTGCTTCTCGCAATGTCTGTATCGTTGAAAAACGATTAAAACTTAACATACACCTCTCCCATTTGTGTAGAATATATCACAATTTCCATATTATGTCAATAGTAATATTTATAATTCTTTAATACACAGGAAGTTAGGTATACCGTTATTTTGTTTCCAAATCTGTTCTTTATTGTGAAAATCTGCGAACTTTTGAGCGTCATCTTCAAATTCAAAGACATTCACTATTTTACGTGTGTTCTCTCTGACTTGCCAGATGATGTCAACAAAACCTGGCATACGTCTGGATTTCACAGGTTTTGTTGTATATTTCAGTTTCTTTGTTGGTGTTTTTCTACGAGAAGTTGCCATATCCATTACCTTTGTTCTTTTTTATATATGATTCGAGTACGTCTTCACCATCTTCATCGAGTTGTTGTTCAACTAGATTTTGTGCTGATTGTTCTACATCAAAAAATTTCATACGAGAACGGTCAACACCGATGACAAACTTCTTGTTCATTGTAGGATCGTTATATCGATTCTTCAATTGTTTGACCATCATTTGACCTGCCTGTTCTAACTCATCGTTTGAAATGAGAGCAAACATGAAGTCAGCAGTAGCAGGCAGACCAAATGATTCGGAGGTGTCTTCAAGGCCTATATCAGTAGAAACAAATCCAGTTCGAGTAGTTTGAGTTGCCGTCACAATCGGGAGGTTACATTCGACTGCGAGACCTCTTAACTCCTCGGCAATAGCCTTGACATAAGTATAACTATTTACATTGGCACCAGGTTTGAAACGAGAACTTGCACAGATATTAATATAGTCAACAAAGACAATATCTGGTTTAAATGTTTTCTTCAATGCCAATTCATTAATTAAAGATTTAAAGTGACTTGTACTAGCAGAAGCAGTAGGATATTCTTTGATCACTAATCGACCTGTTGTTGCTTCTTTTAACTTTTGAATCTTGTCTGAGAATATTTTCTTGTTCAATGAATACAAATCATCAGTAGAAATGTTTAATAGATTTGCATCAATTCTTTCAGCAATTCTTTCTTCAGCCATTTCCATAGTGATATACAAAACATTCTTATTGATTGATAGAGAGTGAGCAGCCATGTGGGTCATAAACATTGTTTTACCAACACCAGTACCTGCCAATGCCACATTCAATGTTTTGTTCGGTAAACCACCTTTAGTAATCTTGTTGAAATAATCTAAATCAAATTCAATGCGTTCTAACTTTTGATGATAGTAATCAAATCTTCGATCAACATCATCTAAATAGTCATGCCCAACATGAGAATCAAAGGAGACACCCAATGCTTCGGATAATATTTCTGGTATCGCTTCTGGTGTTCTTTTTGTATCTTTATTCTCTAATATTTGAATACCATCCATTACGGCATTATGGATGGCACGATCTTTACAAAACTTCTCAGTTGTTTCAACCAACCATTCCAGGTTGATGTCTTCTGGTTTTAACGATTGAATTAAAGCGACAATCTGTTTGTATTCTTCATCAGTAATATCTCTACGATTCTGAATATCAATTTCTAAAGTTTCTTTGGTAGGAAGTTTATTATACTGATTCGTAAAATTAAATATTTCTTTAAATAATATTTTTTCTAATCGATTGGTAAAATATTCTTCTTTGATAAACGGTAATACTTTTCTGGAGTATTCTTCGTTAAATAGAAGATTCTTTAGTGTCGTTCTCTCTATTCTTTCGTTCGTCATTCACTTCCTTCTCTAGGTTCTCTGTTAGTATATCACCAATAACATTTCGAAAGTTTTCACTTTCGGTATCAACATTATTTGGATTACGTAACACCTGATAATCAAACTTCAATCTCAGGTGTTCGTTCTCCTCGATGAATTGAACTTTACCATAAAGGTAAATCACATCTTTGTACTCACCATCTTCGATAATAATACCAGAGTGGGAGTATCGTGGATTATCTACGTAACTATATTTCGTTGACGCCATAACTAAATTCTTTTTTAGCGGCTTCATCTAACTGATTCATTATTTCTTCAGTGAAATATTTCTCAGGTTCATTTTGTATAGTCTTTGCATATTGTTTACTACCGTCAGGCAGTTCAATTCTTGTTGATACTTGTTTAAAGATACCGTGTTTGATTGCCAAGTCTAAAAGACCATAGTATCGATCTAAACCTGTATCATATCGTAAACGTGTATCAACCATCATATTTTCTTTTGATAATCTACTCTTGTGTGTTTTACAGTGAATAATGTTACCGACAATATCAGTACCATCTTTTTCTTTTTTCTTTGAGAGATAGACAATGGTAGAAGCGGCATACTTTAAACCAGAACCGCCACCCATTTCTTTCTGTGGGAACATTGAACCAATCACATCATACGTATGGTTAGTAATCACAAGAGGTACTTTTGCCTTACCAAGTTTCAATGTTAATACTCTAAAGGCAGCCTTAACAATTTGACTTCGTGTCATATCTCTTGTTTCTTTACCATCAGCAGTGTCTTCGATTTCTTTTGTTGTTGATAACATACCTAAAGAATCTAACACTAAGAATAGTGGTTTTCTTTTGTCTTCATCTAACTCCAAATAAGAATCTAATACACTAAGTGATTGTGTTCGAAACTCTTGTACTGTCGTTACAGGTAAGATTGCAATGCGTTTTGAATCAATACCACGACTTTCAATTAAATCTTTTGTTAATGCACTTTCTGATTCAAAGTACACAACATTTGCATCTGGATTATTGTCTAAGAAGTTTTTGACCATTCCTAGAACAAAGAATGTTTTACCAGTAGCACTTTCACCTGCGATTGCAGTAATCTTATTTGCAGGCAATCCACCATGGATTGAACCCGAAATCAGTCCGTTAAAGATATACGAACCTGTATCAATGAAACTTGCAACATCACCTGCTTCGACACCTTCATCTACAATAGACGCAAACTCATTGCCTGTTTCTTTGATTATTTGTTTTAAAAAGTCCATTTACTTTTCACCTCCGTTAGTCCGAATAATAATATAATAATAGTTGTTATTATAACACATTTCTTTTAATTTGTCAAGTTCTTTTTCTTCGATATAAGTAGCACTTCTACCAAAATCTGTGATAATATTTACATACATTTAGTCATACTCTTGTCTTAATGTATCATCTGCAGGTATAAAACGAAAAGGAATAGCCCTCCATTTCTCTATATCTTCACCTTCTAATCGTAAATTTTTATCTTCAGGCACATAGTTTGTTGGTGGATCTATATATGCATCTGTTGATACTTTGTTCCAGACGACAGGAAATATTTCATCTACTTCATGTTCTGCCCATAGTTGTTTGACTTTGGCAAGACACATCTCTTTATTGTATTCAACCTTACGTTGATAATCCCAATACTCTTGGAGATCGAAGTATTCTTTTTCTGTAATCATCTTATGATTTGTATATTGGCATCTTTTGTCCATACTTCAAGCTCTTTTCTTATCTTATTTTCATTCTTTAATTTTGAATATCTTTTAGTGGCAAGTTTCTTCCACCATTGCACTACGTTATCGAACTCAAATTTATGGTAATTATCACCTTTATTTAGTGTATCAGTTTCACCTGTTAGATATTCTTTAACATTAGAAAAACCATAATCTGAGAAGTATACTCTTTTTT